GTGGGGCATTGACATGTGGAGCTGTTGGTTGTGGTGCTATTACTTCTACTGGCTCTATTTCAGGAACTAGTTTAAGTGCGGGTAGTGGGGCATTGACATGTGGAGCTGTTGGATGTGGTGCTATTACTTCTATTGGCTCTATTTCATTTACAGGTACATTAACTGGGCCTACTGGAAGTATTAATAATTTATCTGTTTCAAATGTATTGACTGGCGGGACTGGGTCTTTTCAGAGTTTATCGGTTGGCACATCATGTGCTGTTACTTCTACTGGCTCTATTTCAGGAACTAGTTTAAGTACGGGTACTGGGGCTATTACAGGAGGTGCTATTACAGGAACTAGTTTAAGTGCGGGTAGTGGAGCATTAACATGTGGTGCTATTACTTCTACTGGCTCTATTACAGGAACTAGTTTAAGTGCGGGTAGTGGGGCATTAACATGTGGTGCTATTACTTCTACTGGCTCTATTTCAGGAAGTAGTTTAAGTGCGGGTACTGGGGCTATTACAGGAGGGGCTATTACAGGAGGTTCTATTACAGGAAGTAGTTTAAGTGCGGGTACTGGGGCTATTACAGGAGGGGCTATTACAGGAGGTTCTATTACAGGAAGTAGTTTAAGTGCGGGTACTGGGACTATTACAGGAGGTTCTATTACAGGAAGTAGTTTAAGTGTGGGTACTGGGACTATTACAGGAGGGGCTATTACAGGAGGCGCTATTACAGGAACTAGTTTAAGTGCGGGTACTGGGGCTATTACAGGAGGCGCTATTACAGGAAGTAGTTTAAGTGCGGGTACTGGGGCTATTACAGGAGGCGCTATTACAGGAAGTAGTTTAAGTGCAGGTAGTGGCGCATTGTCATGTGGACCTGTTGGTTGTGGTGCTATTACTTCTACTGGCTCTATTTCAGGTACTAGTTTAAGTGCGGGTACTGGGACTATTACAGGAGGGGCTATTTCAGGTACTAGTTTAAGTGCGGGTAGTGGGGCTATTACAGGAGGTTCTATTACTTCTACTGGCTCTATTTCAGGAACAACTGTTTATTTTACAGCGGGGGTTAATACTTATATTAATTATAATTCATCCTCATCAGTTATTGATTTTACTTCATATCTGGGAGGATTTAACTTTTGGTATAACTGGGGAAATTCAACAGGAGTAAATTATGTAGTATCTATAAGTACTTCTGGAAATGTTTCAGCACCTTCTTATACTGCCACATCAGATTATCGTATTAAAGAGAATGTTGAACCATTGGATTTAACCAAATATTCTATTGACCATTTACGACCCGTTTCCTATATAAATAAAAATACTCAAAAACAAGATATTGGGTTGATTGCGCATGAATTACAGGAAGAGTTTCCATTCTTGGTAACTGGAGAAAAAGACGCAGATGAAATGCAATCGGTCAATTATATAAGTTTAATTAGTTTACTTATCAAGGAAGTTCAGGATTTGAAAAAACGAGTCAAAGAGTTAGAGGAAAAATAAAAAAGAAAACGGGGTCAAAGAGTTAGAGGAAAAATAATGCGAAAGCAAAATATAAATAAAAAAATGAATATAAACACATATCAATAATATGATATAACACATCATCAATTATAATATAATTTGTAGTATAATAAATAAACAAAATAATAATGGAACTTTCTAATGAACAAGAACTTGCATTTAATAAATATATTCAAGGAGAAAATATATTTATTACTGGTCCGGGAGGCTCTGGGAAATCGGAGCTTATTAGAAAAATATATCAGGATGCAATCCGGAAAAGAAAAAATATTCATGTATGTGCACTAACCGGTTGTGCAGCAGTATTACTTAATTGTAAAGCCAAAACGCTTCATTCGTGGGCAGGAATTAGACTAGGCAAAGGAGAAACCGCTTCTTATGTAAAAAAAATAAGACAAAACACATATTTTAGTAGTTTATGGAAAACAACCGATATTTTAGTAGTAGATGAAGTCAGTATGTTGTCTTTTGCATTATTCAATATGTTAAATAATATAGGGAAACAATTAAGAAAATCGGTTAAACCATTTGGCGGCATTCAAGTCATCTTTTCAGGGGACTTTTATCAATTGCCGCCAGTGGGGAATAAAGAAACCCCAGATACAATGCGGTTTTGTTTTGAAAGCGAAGAATGGAATACAGTATTCCCTAGACGACAAAATCAAATCCCGTTGATAAAAATTTTTAGACAAGCCGACCCGGTATACGCTTCTATTTTAAATCAAATTCGTGAGGGAAAAATTAAGAGGAAATCACTTGATATTTTAGAGAAATATGTAGGACGCAAAACTGATGAAGGATTAATTATTCAACCTACCAAGATTTACCCAACTAAATATTGGGTAGAAACAGTTAATAACCAAAATATGACCCAGTTAACTACAGAAGAAAAGGAGTTTCGTACAACTTATGTATATGAAAAAAAAGAATTGTCGCGAGAAGAAAAAGATAAGTTTACGAAATATGAGAATGTAGACGAAGAAGAGGAAGCAGAGGCGCTTATTAATTATTTAAAAGAAGAAAAAGAAGAAGAAAAAGAAAAGCAATTCACCGAAATGGATATAGAAAAGGAAGTAGAATATTTATCTAATAATTTGATGTGTGACAATGTATTAAAATTAAAAGTAGGTGCTCAGGTGATGTGTATTGTGAATATCAAAGAAAATGACGAATTGGTATTATGCAATGGAAGTCAAGGAATCGTGACTAGTTTCTGTCCATATACGCAAATGCCTGTGGTTAAATATAATAATGGATTAGAAATGACTATGAATCGTCATACATGGTTAAGTGAAAAAATACCGGGAATCGGGGTTTCACAGGTTCCATTGATTTTAGCTTGGGCGCTGACGATTCATAAATCTCAAGGGTCCACTTTGGATGCGGCGGAAATCAATGTGGGAAATGATATATTTGAATGTGGTCAAACTTATGTGGCGCTTTCACGAGTCAAATCATTAGATGGGTTATATTTAACTTCCTTTAATTATAATAAAATAAAAATAAACAAAAAAGTCAAAGATTTTTATGAAGATTTAATGGGAAATCATCATGTTTAAATCAGCGACTGGTTTGTTTTGTTTATTTATTTATTTATTTGGGGTTGGGTTTAATTGGTTTTTATAACTTTTATTTGGTTTTTATTTTTTATATTTTTTATTTGTGGTTTATCGTTCCATTGGCACATGTGCAGGCAGGGCTTGTACTTGTTCTTGTGATTGGACATGATTGGCAAGAATCCCACGCATTTTTCCATATATTTTGTCAGCCGTTTCATTGTATTCCATTTTAAAACGATATTCATCTAGATTAGAAGAACACAAACTTTCCACTAATTGATGATAGGTAACCCCCTTTTCCATCAATTTAGCAGCCATTATTTGTGAAGTAGGTGCATTTTCATAGTCTTCTTCTCCGTGAAAATACCCGTCATCTTCATCCTCATCATCTTCCTCCGCGTCATCTGCCGCATTATAATCTTCCTGAAACATTTGTCTTAGACTACGAAGCGAACTATTAGAATACGGTTCTTCCTCATCAATCCAGTCATCATCATCCTCGTCATCTGAATCATCGTCCTCCTCTTCAGGAACTTCCGCAAGTTCAGTACGACAATATGGGCACCCAAACCCATTATGAGCCATATTTTTGAAAAGGCAACTTGCGTGAAAATTATGACCACAATCAGTAGTGACACAATTTTTATCTCCGCAAATAGCGTCCATGCAAATCGGGCATTCTTTGGTGCAACTCATTTCTTTCATTTTCAGTTATTAGTTTATAATTTATCTTGAGAATTTATACCTTGTGTTATATGCATATTGGTTAAAGGGTGAAAAGTATTTCATTTTTTTTATTTTCTATTTAAATGTTGATTACTAATATTATTACCTTTTTGTATTTCAAATTCAAAATACAAATTACAAAATGTCACCTTACCGATAAAAAATAATACTTTAGTGTATATAATAATGAAATTACTTAATATATTTGAACGTGGAACTGATTTTGGGTCATTTCGTTCACGAGCAAAAAGGGACACCTTTTATTAGTGGTTTCATTTTTATTAAGTAAATAAAAAAATTGAAATGCTTTTTGGTGTCTAGAAGATACGCATATAACTAACAAAGCACACATTCAAAATGATTGCAAACATGAGTATTTACATTCCCCGCGTCTTTGGAAACATTGATGAGGCAAGAATAATGGATACCTTTTACAAGCTTGACATTGGTAAGGTTACGAATGTTGATTTTGTAGAAAAGTGTGGGAAAAACGGGTATTATTATAGTGTATATATTCATTTTGAGTATTGGTTTGATAATGAGCATGCCCGTAATCTTCAAGCCAAGATTAAGTCTGGAATGGAGGCGCGAGTTGTCTATGATGATCCTTGGTATTGGATTGTCTTGGAGAATCATGGTCAGAAGGCGGTTTCGGGACAGAGAAAGTTGCGCATTGATGTAAGTGCGCTTGGTCTGTTGCCTGCAGTAGAAGAAACTCAGGCGTTTGATGATTTGGATGCAGATTTGGAAATGGGATTAAGAAAATCCAGCTTTTCATCAGTACAAGCTTCACCAGTACAAGCTTCACCAGTACAAGCTTCACCAGTACAAGCTTCACCAGTACAAGCTTCACCAGTACAAGCTTCACCAGTACAAGCTTCACCAGTGCAAGCTTCACCAATGCAAGCTTCACCAATGCAAGTAGAAGACACTGCTCATGAGTATCTATATGATGAGAATTTCGGTCAAGTGACAGAGTCGTACGATATGGTGGATAGTAAGTACGCGACCCAGCTTGAAGAAATGATTTCAATCATGAGATGCGATATTATGGCATTGATGGCAGAAAAAAAGTATAAGGAAGACCTTATGATGGATGAGTTGCAGTGCTTGAGAAACCAATTGTCTTGCTATAATGATAATTCGGGATGTGTTTTAGAGAGTTTTTAAAAATGTAGATTAGGATTTTATTTATGTATATGTTTACCTACTTTTAAAATAAAATAATTAAATAATTTAAAAAAATAAAAAATGGTTCTTTAAGCAGGACCCTTTTTTATTTTTAATTCGTTATTATTATTTATTTATTATATATGTAATCATTATTAGAAAATGGCAGCAATCAACTCAGGTTTTAGTACATCTGCATATAAGGATACTAGTACTGACAATATAGATATAGTGACCAGTATTGGGAATAATACTGCTGGTACAATTGGATATATGTATGTAGGCCAATTATTAATTCAATTTTCATTAGCCCCTGTAAGTGCTTCGTCTCCTGTCTTTGCAGTACCTTATACCGCATCCCCATATGGAGTATTTGTAACTTCAATTGGTAATACTACTGCAAGTGTATCTAACGTAAGTAAAACCGGCTTTACTATAAGCAATAGTGGTAGCGTTTATTGGTTTGCGATTGGTCTTTACGGGTAACCATCATCATAATTTAAGGAAGTGGGGTCTGGGGTCTGGACATGAGATAAAAGTCTAGAAGCCACAAAAAAAACTTTTTTGCATCGCTTCGCTCGCCATTTTGTTCCAGCGATACTTCTAATTTAAAAAAAAACTAACCCTTAAACCCACTTTAGACACAGTAAATGTTAAAACTCCGACGGCATTAAGCTAATAGCAGTCGCTGTAGATTGTTAAAACTCCGACGGTATTAAGCTAATAGCAGTCGCTGTAGATTGTTAAAACTCCGACGAAAATAAGAATAGATTCTTGCGCAATGTGGCGCTTAGACTATTTTTACAAAAAAAAACAGACCCCAGACCCCAGACCCCACTTCCTTAAATTCTATCTGACCGGTATTTACTAGCGGCTTTACTTTAAGCAATAGTAGTAGCGTTTATTGGTTTGCAATTGGAAAAGCTTAAGCACAGTCGTTCTCTAGTTATCAATCAAAATCTTTTTTGATTCTTGTATAACACTGAACGCGAATTTTGCTCAGCGTGGATTCTTTTTTAAAATCTACATTCATTAGCTTTAAAACTGTTTTATCATACAGGTCGGTCAACTGATTAGAATTTTCTAATTCTGTCTTATTTTTTTGTTTCCAGGCAGAAATGGTTTGGATCATTTTTACATTGATTTTATTTAAAAAGTGTATTAATTGTTCTTTAGTGAGTTCTTGCCATAAAGGACCGGTATTGCTATATACATAAATGATATTGGGTTTTGCAGAAGACGCAAATAAAGGGATTTCGTAAATATTTTCTTCTGTAGAGGGTTCTATATATTTATTATTGTATATATCGTATATTTCCCTCGCAAGAATTTCATAGACTGTATCTAGACAAGAATGGTGAAACAAGAATTGCAAGTCATCTTCAGTTACTTGGATATGATGTATGAGTTCTTCAAATACATAATGCGGTTTATATTGGGTATTCGCATTTGTATTTAACCAGCCCAATATATTTATTTTTTTCTTTTGTTTGTTAATAAATGGCTGCATTTCGGCTATTTTGGTTTCTAAACGGTTACATTTAAATGCCAATTCTGCAATTATTTTATACAATTGCGGTAGACTAGGGATATTATCTACTTCTTCTCTCGTGTTCTCTTCTTGTTCTTCTACAATTTGCAGTGCCGTTTTTTTACATTTCCCATTATTTGTTTTAGCCAGAATTTCACATAAGACTTGATGATTTTCTAAATTTTTTCTTACTTTATAATTTTTTCCACAATGAATACAACAGATACCTAGTTGAGTTATTCTATTGGGGTTATGTTTTATCATTATAATATGAGTTGATTTATTTTTTGAGTTGATTTATTTTTTGAGTTGATTTATTTTTGTCTGGGTTTGATTTGTTTTGTTTAATTTTGTTTTGGTATAGTTATAACAATAATTTCAATTTTTTTATTATTATTGTTATTATAATATAAAGAATGTTTGATGGTTCAACTTTTGGGTTTTATAAACATAATAAGAAAACAGGAGAATATGAGAATGACATGTTTCGTTGCAGGAATTGTGATACTAATTTAACCGCTAATACACGCGCAAATCAATACCAGCGAGTAAAACGAATCTATAATACTGTCGGAGTTCCATCTTCTATTTACGCAATGAATTTAGGAGCATTAAATGCATATGAAGTTCCAAATACACAATACGAAATTGTGAACGTGGCGGGAACAAATTATCAAGTCAGTCCAGGGGTTAACTGGAATCAAATGAGTGACAGAAGAAGACCGCATATTCAAGTAGCGGTGAGTGGGTCAGGTACAAATCCAGGAGGAAATAGTACAAAACGAACTATTACAAGATGTAGACCGGGTGCATTATCGCCTGGAGGTTCTGGTGTAGATATAAAACATAATTCATATGATCGTTATTTAAATCGTATAAAAGGAAAGGCTCCTCTTAGAAGAGGGGGTATTCTTCCTAATTTTGGAGAAAAAGAAATTATATTTAATCGCGCATTTCCAGTATATGGTGGGAAGACATTTAAACCAAGCGTGGTGGCTAATTGTAATTGTCCAACAACATTGAATGATAATTCCATTTTTATCGAGGAAAATAATATTTATGAAAATATGACATCTATCAAAAATATAAAACCATCTAGAATTTTTAATGAGCAAGAAGAGGTTTTAGTGTATAATAGACGTGAAAATAATTATAGCAAAGGAATCATTTATTATATAAATTATTCTGAAGAAATATGCATAATTGCATTAGAAGATGGGTTTGTAAAATCTGTAGAAATTTCTGATATACACCAATTATAATGACATATTGAAATACAAATAAGCAAATTTAGGACATTTTATAAAATACAAATAATAAAATATTCTTATTATTTATAAATAATGCCACGAAAAATTCAAATGTATATCACGAATAACCATCAGATACCTAGATTTGCGCCAAATGTCAATAATATACCAGTTGAAACATTTATACAAAATAAAAATATGGGTGGATTAAAATCTTCTTCTATCATTGGACGAATTCATAATGTAAAACCGGGATGTGGTAGTTGTGGTAAATAATGTTTATATTTTCTTTAAGCTATTTAGATATATATTAAATATTAATTAAATATTTAATATATAATATATTATATAAATGTTCCAAACATATCCATCTAATCGGTTAAATAAGTCTACAAATTATATAACTATGTTTGATACTACAGCATTGCCTTACAACAAAATGTATAATGGTTGTAGTAACACATTGTGTTATACGCATAGTAAAAATTATATTTATAAACCACATACTGCACATGGAATGGTTGGAAGAAGCGCTGCTGGATATTTAGCACAAAGAAAAAGATTATAATTTTATTTTTTTAATGCATGTTTTTTTATGTATCCAACGTGTTGTTTAAAAAGTCCCCAATCAGCACTTATAAGTAATATAAAACCAAACAAAAACAATAATAAGTTAGTTTCATAATCTAATTTAATATCTTTTTTATATCTTGGATTAAATAAATATATTAACAATAGGGACATCAAGATTGTAAAAATAAACTCAAGTATTTTTTTCGTGATTTCAATATTTTTTTCTTTTTCTTTTATGTTTTCCTTTTCTTTTACGTTTTCTTTTTCTTTTGTATGTGCGTTTGATTTAATATGATTAATTCCTTTTAAATACATGTAATAAGCAGATAAAAATAAAAATATTATTTTTACTATAAAAATAAGACCAATGTAAATATCAAAGTATTTCATATAATATATCTGAATATTTTGTTTTTTTTATATTTTACATTTTACATTTGCATTTTTAGTTTTATATTTGCATTTTTAGTTTTATATTTGTATAAATACATTTATTTACTAGATATATACTCTTTGTAGTTATATAATATATGAAAGCTAACAATTATATAAATAATACAAATATTGTTCAAACGCCGATTGAGCAAGCATACCAATATGAAACTCATAGCGAATTTATCAAAACAACAAAAAAGGTACAATTTTCTCCCATTTGTATTTTTTGCTCCCATTTAGAAAGCGCGCCTTTATTAAATGATGGGTCATTTAGAAGATGTCAACGTTGTCGTAAAGATTTTAAGGCTAAAATAATATAAAATATAATTTGTACAAATAAATATATTTTTAGATATACAAAACTACTTAAAGATACAGTATAGTAATATACTAGGAAGCGGTAGGTGGCATGATAATCAAAGGTAAGTAAAATATACATCTATAATTAAGTATGATGATTAACTAATTAACTATAACCAAGTATTGCTCGTATAGCTCAGTTGGTTAGAGCATTGGTCTTATGAGCCAAAGGTCTGCGGTTCGAGACCGCATATGAGCATTTAATGCATTCTTGTCCGAGTGGTCTAAGGAGCCAGACTTAAGACCTGGTATCGTAAGATTCGTGGGTTCGAACCCCACAGAATGCAAAAATAAAACACAAAAAAAACAAAATTTGGAAGTTGGAAATGGTCTTATAGTCTAGTGGTTATGACTACGGACTTTGAATCCGTCAGCCTGGGTTCGAGCCCCAGTAAGACCTTTAAAATAAAAACCCGATTAGCTCAGTTGGTAGAGCGCCAGCCTTTTAAGCTGGTGGTCCAGGGTTCGAGCCCCTGGTTGGGTGTTTTCTATAGTATCTTTGTTTTTTATTTCTAAAAACTTTTGTGCTCTGTTAGCTCAGTTGGTAGAGCGTTCGGCTGTTAACCGAAAGGTCACAGGTTCAAACCCTGTATGGAGCGATAATGATATTATATTATGTATAATATTATTTGCCGTATAATATTATTTGCCGTATAATATTATTATAATAAAAAAATGAATTTATGATGGAGACTATTGTAATATTTATAAGATTAATATAATATGGAAACAACTCTTTATGAAAATGAAAATAATATGTTACAAGATAAGGAATTAATTAACATTCAATTTAACAAATGTATAAAAGGGTATCATTTAGTAAATACATCACCTATTAATGAAACCATATGGGAAGATATAAATGCAGTTGTATTTACAAATATTGGTATGGAAGTATATTCAAAAAGTGATGGAAAACATTCTTCGGGGATGGATATTCATTCCTCCTTGGGAAGAATTAGTAATAAATCCGCAAAATATTCTAATACTAATATTAAAAGTAAAAGTAAAAAAATAAATTCAGATAAAAAGTTAGATATAGATATAAATATAATTAAGAAATTTGATATTAGTTCTTATAGATTAACAACCGTTTGCAGTGAAAAAAAATGTGGAACGCCTGAATTATTTATTGCAGAGATTAATAAACGAAAAAATTTTGACTATTATTCTTTTATAGTTAGAGATGAAAGTAATGAGGCTACAATTCTGTATGATTGGCTATTAATTCCAAGTGATTATTTTATACTTGACCCATCCTCGTATAGTTGGGAGCCTACTTTTGGTAAACGTGCTAAAAATAAAGAAAGTCAAGTTGGTTGGCATACAAACAGCATACACGGGTGTAGTATGAGTATTACATTTAGTATGTCATCTCAATTGTGGATACATATTGAGGTTACGCCAGAAATAAAAAAATTTATTGTTGCAAGCGGTGTCGTTAACAATAAACCAATATATAATTATATACAATTATTAGATTACTTAGAAAATCACCAAAAATAAAATATAAATAACAAAAATATAAAATATAAATAACAAAAATATAAAATATAAATAACAAAAATATAAAATATAAATAGTCTAAATCTAAATAAATAATAAAATAACTATTCTTCTAATCTTTTGTTTGCAATAACAATGTATTCTTCATTTATTTCAAAGCCGACAAATTGTACATTATTTTTTTTAGCAGATACACATTCAGAACCCGACCCTGCAAATGGCACTACTAATAGTGTTTCCGTTTCTTTATTTTTAGATGCTTTTATAAGAGTATCGCATAATGTTAGCGGTTTTTGGGTTGGGTGGTTAACTCTTTCTTTTTTTCCTGCACCACCTGCCAAAGCCGCAACTTTTATTACATCTCTTGGTAAAGCCCCACCTTCATGTGCAGTGTATACTGTTTCTGTTTCTCCATTACTAAATCTCCCCTTTGTTGATTTTCTAACTTTTCCTGCTGCATTTTTTAAGAATGTATCCGTGTATGGTTCTCGTACATCATCCCGGTTAAATATCGGCTTATTTTTATAACAACACAAAATACTTTCATGCGTTCTTTGCCAAAAATGTAATGAAGGCGCTACTTTATTTGTGTAATGCCAGATTAACCATCTTACCTTACAAAATATTCTTGTTCTAATAAAAGCAAGCGTTTCGCTGAACCCATATATATACAATGTTCCAGTTGGTTTTAATATTCTTAGACATTCTGCTATCCATTGGTCACACCATAATAAATAAGCTTCCATTTCTTGTTTATCACTATTGTTTCCAAAATCTTTTCCAATATTATAAGGCGGGTCACAAATAATAATATCTACGCTATCGTTTTGCATTTTTTTCATACCTATTATACAATCTTCACAATAAATTTTGTTCATTGTGAATTCCAGGGTTGGTGTTGTTGTTAATGAATTTATTTCCATTTCTTTCTTTTATTATACAAATTATTTATTCTATTATTTTACATTCATTTTTTTGTTTTTGTTGTTTGTTGTTTATTATTTGTTATTTGTTGTTTATTATTTGTTATTTGTTATTTGTTGTTTATTATTTGTTGTTTATTATTTGTTGTTTATTATTTGTTGTTTATTATTTGTTATTTGTTATTTGTTATTTGTTGTTTATTATTTGTTGTTTGTTATTTGTTTGTAAAAATTAAAAGCAGTTAGTTCTTGTGTTTCATTCATATCATAAATTTTAAAATTATTGTTTATTTCTTCTCTATTTTGTATTTTTGCATTATGGTCTGCAAATCCACGAGTGCGTATATATTGATATTCAGGCAATGTTTTACATTTATAATGATTTAATTGAATCACCGAAAAATCTATATTATAGTTAAATGGAGATGTAAGAATTGTTCCATTAGTAGATTTGATATGATGCTTATAGTATCTTGGTTTTATATGTATGGCATGACAGGTATTAAATCTACCAAAAAAGTGTACATGGAATAATGTTTTAATATGCGGATTTCCGTTTGCTTCGCACATGGTAAATCTCTCTGTTACCGGAAGATTTGTTTTCTCAGTATGTCCAGATGAACCAAAAAAACGCCAATTCATTCCAATTCCGGCACAATTTCCTACAATATATTCCCGAATAAAATCCTTTATGTTTGCATGTTTTTTTAATGTAATAAATTCATCCACATCTATATGAGCCACATGAGTTATATTATTAGTGTTCATGTGATTTACTACAAAATCACGCAATGCCTCATATTGAACTGGTTTAGTTGGTTTATGTATTACTACAATCTTATCCGCATATTTGGATAATAAAGATGCGTATGTTGGTATTTCTTCATTATCGTATATATATATAGTATCAAACCCAATTGCCAAGTGATATTTCACAAATTCTTCAATATAATCACTTTCAAATTTGGCTACGCATATAATAACTGGTTTTACATATACGGGTCTCATATATAATCTTCTGTATAAAAACCTATTCTTATTTCTATTTCTATTATATTGTAATTTATGAAATAAAAATGTCATATAAAATATATACTTTATATTTTATAATATTATTTTTATTTTTATTTCATACTATTTTTCTATAAAATTTCTAATCTAAAAATTTGATTACTAATTTGGAGGAGGTTTTTGAAATTTCTTGACACATTCCCATATTTTTGCGGCTTCATCAATATTGAAGGCTCCTCTTCTTTGGGCCAAATGTACAAAACTTATTAATAGATTCAGCGCCATATTTTCGTTTGTTACTTCTACATCCACCAATTTTAATTCTGGGTTTTCTACAACAGTTGCACTCTCCATTTAATTATAATACTTTATCCTCTTCTGTTTAAGTTTTATTTTATTCTATGTTTTTATTCTATATTTTTATTCTATATTTTTATTCATGTTTTTATTCTATATAAAAAATAACATAAATGTATCTATCTAATGTTAATTAGTTATTATGTGTCGTCGTGTAGAACAAATGAAACAAATCCAAAGTGAGGGTCTAGAATTGTTCACAAGAAAAAATGCAGATTATGGAGATGCCTTTGCAAAATATGGAATTATTGGTGTGTTGATGCGCATTGAAGATAAAATGCAACGAGCCATATCAATCACTAAAAATGGTGTAAATTTAGTAAATGATGAAGGAATAAAAGATACCTTGTTAGATTTGCATAATTATGCAGCCATGGCATTGATGCTTTTAGAGGAAGGAAAATTAAATTAAATTAAATTAAAGATTTTATACCTTTGCCTTACCCGATTCTAATGTACATTCAGGTTGTATTTTATTTATTTCTAATCTATTAGATATTATATACGCAGTAGAAATTGAAAATAATAATAAATCAGATGAACCTCTAATTAATAGTGGCATATCAGATGTCATTTCACTATACGTAATCCATAATGACGATGAAACTATATTCATAATAGAGAATAGTAAAGAATAAGGATTTGTAGATTTTTTTGTGTATAATAAATACATAAAAATAAACCTTCCTGATACTGAAATAAAAGTAGCCGAATATGCTATTATTAATTCATTTGTCATGTTTGTATTGTCAGATTTATATAAATATACGTTTATATATTTATATATTTATATTTCGTCGTTTGAAAGATTCCATATGTATTTCCATACTGAACTTGTACCAGAAGGCGAATTTTGTATATTTAATTCAAATGGACATGCATTATTTGTATTTGCATTATTTAAATTAGAACATGGGTTACAAGGTCCATTTATAAATTGAAATCCTGGAATTATAGATTCCAAGTCATGATAGTCTGGCGTGGTTATTTTGTATACATGTTCTCCTAAAATGCCACCATCTTTTATAAATTGTCGTTGTTTTAAAATAGATTGCCCATTTTTATCAGTATCGCATAATATTAATTTACTATTTTTATTTACGAGGGGTGTAATCAGTCCAGAAGTATAGCCAAAAGTTCCTTCACCAGATTTCAATATATCATCTGTTTCTGTATTTACTTCTATTCCATTCATTAAAAATTGGCCTTCTTTTGTTTGTTGTGAGAGAATATCTAAAATGCTTTTTTCATTATATATTTTTCGCGCATCTGTCATAGAATCTTCTGGATATGTTTGAACATACGGATTTTTAGCAGAGGCTTCTTTATATAAGTTTTTCACTTTATCAGACCATGACCAAGAACCATTCTTCAAAAAGTCGGTGGCATCTTCTTCGTTTACCTGTTGTTGTAACATGTCGGTATCAAATAATACTTGTGGGGTTTTTGTTTGTTGCGTTTGCACAAAATTATTAATGGTATCTTGTGACCATGTGAAGCCTTCTTTCACATTTTCATTTCTAGTATACAAATTAAAAAAAACGATAGAAATACATAATAAAACAACAAACAATATTCCCAATATATTGGATTTGTTGAATTTATTAAATTTAATTAATTTACTAGATATTTTCATAAAATAATATGTATATATATTTTAATATATATTATTTTGATACTGCCATTGAAGATAGTACATTTCTTCAATATTTACTATTGTAATATACTTGCAGTGTATTGTTATATAAAGTATATGTGGGTTTTATAGGGTTAACGACCGGTTGAGCCAAATCCGCCTGTGCCTCTATCTGTATCATCGCCCAAATCTGCTATGGAATCTACTATTTCTACTACAATTGGCACAAGAGAAGGCGCGCATATTTGAACTAATCTATCATACTTATTTGCATAATAATCTGCATCGGGGTCTCTATTATTAGTATCTATATTAGTTACATCAAACATACCTATAATATTTCCACGATATCCGGCATCAATAATTCCAGTTGCATTGGCAAGCCTTAGATTGGTTTTAGACAAACTTGACCTAGGATGTATATAATATCCAGTATTATATACTTTTCCTTTATCAGTATACATTTGGGCACTGCATTTTATATTAAAATCTACCTTATTAACAGGTGAGTTATCTGACCTCCCCACTCCAAAAAACTTTATTATGTTTATATCTTGTGTATTTTCATATTCTTGCACACAAGTAGGAACAGGTATATGTAAATCAAACCCGACATCTATGTAAGATACTTGATTTCTTAGTTTGTTATTATGATTTTCTGCGGCAGCAATGTACAACTTTTTCAATTCATAGTCATTATTTTCTACAAATATTTTTAAATGCATCGTTGATGGATATACATCCAACATTCTTAGAATATTACTATATACCATTGTTAGCTTACTACTACTTGATGACATTTTATACTTTATAAATTGATGTATTTAAGTTTATTTAAGAATATTATTTTTATTATTTGTTTCAGTAGTTCTCTCATTTTTTTGTGAAGCACTTTCAGTAGTATACCAAATAGGAGGAACAACAAATGTATGATTTGTGTTATTGCATGGTACTCCATTTGTAGCGTATGGGAAGGGCTTTTGAAATACAAACGGGTCCGTACATCTTCTCTGAATACGCAATGTATGTTGACTTGCGGTTTCGGACTGTTTTAATTCTTTTGTATAAGGCCCATTACGCGCCATATCATCATATCTAAACTTGGCAGTTGTTTGTTGACATAATGTAGGACCACCTCTTTTAATGTATCCTATATATTTTTCGCTTGAATTTATATCTGTTACTGTAATATTTGAAGTAGTTAAATCGTGTAAATAAGTTCCTTGACTCTTGGTATCTGATTGTGTGGTTCCTGCATAATTAGGTTGTACCCAATAATTTGGATATTGCCCTGTGTATGCCCATCGGTATTTTTTTTCCAACATTCCTTTGGTAGATAGCACTGACGGTTTTATAAATTGCCATTGATTACCAAGAACAAATACCTGATTTACATTATAAACTGGCTCTGGTCTAGCATATCTATTATTATTTCCACCAGAACCTAAAGGGTATTTTCCTCTAAAAGGAGTTCCATTCTTAGAAAATTTACTTTCTTTTCCAATGTATCCAACATTTCTATGAGACCCATTTAGAGAGAACCCGACAGGCCCTGACGCTTGTTGTAGAAAAGCGGTTCTTGAACCAAAAGGTCCTTGAGTTATCCAATAACCTCCAGAAGGTTTGGCCGATCTGTTGGCGCCATATTGAATGATGGATTTCTTTTTAAAAGTAGCTAATGACATACTATAACATAATATGAGATAATAGATAATATGTTATATTTTTGGAGTTATATTTATTTAGATTTATTTAGATTTTTTGGATTTATTTAGATTTTTTGGATTTATTTAGATTTTTTGGATTTATTTAGATTTTCGGGTTTTATTTTTTTTATTTTTCTCTTTACCCGTATTCATTAAATTAGATAAATTGGGGTAATGATAACTTACAAAACAAATTGCAACAAGAACAGACCCATGAGACTCCGTTATATCTAAATTTTCGTAATTAAAAATATGTCCTGGATAAATTACATATCCTGTATCTGTTATGTTATTTTTATACAACACTGTTTCCCCTTTTATATTTCCGTACCCACGCCGCTTTATCATCCCACTGATAGACAATGCCAAGCTTTCTTCTGCATCTTTTTTGTCTCCGTGTCCAGAATATTCACATGCGAACCCTCCCAAATACTTCCCTTTGGGGTCTATTATAGTGGTGGTCATAACTGCCGCGCTTATTTTCTCTCCTTTTCGGCCATTTGCCTGTGCTTTAATGCATTCCAATACTTCGCCCCAATGTAATCGTTTTAGCCCTTCTTCTCTAGGTATTTCTTTGGCTTCTGTAGGGATTACACTTGTGTATTCTATTACATTTGTATTTTCAATTCCTGCAACATTTAATGCTGCATCATAAGAACCTGTTTCATATGGTAATCCTGCAGACCCTGCAGGGGATTCTCCCTTGCCTTTTGTAATAAAATATTCATATGGCACCCGATTTCCCAAAATAAAATGACTCATTATATATATATATATATATATAT